GACAATCAAATAATTGTTCACGTCCTTTTGGAACACCTTCTGAAATTCATCAAATTCAAGCCGCATCCCGGTACGTTCTTCCCATTCCCAACAAATATCATCTATCAGGTCAAAATCTTCATACCGGCGCAACTTGACCAAAATGCCATCGGTGTTGCTTTGGATAATGTCACAGTGATCTTCCAACCGTTCAATCAAATCCAATAACAGCAGTTGACCACCGACACACACGTTGTTTGCCTGTCGTGGGTCATACATGGCATTGTGCCGGTCTTTCATAGCCCCATAGGTGGAATTTAGAACGATTTTATAGGGGGCTTGCATGGGGTTCTTTTCGGCCTTCAGCTTCAGCCGGGTATGGTAAATTTCAGCATACCGGGCCGGGTCTTTCACATTGCGGGAAATCCACCCATATTCCAGCATCAAAGAGGGGTAATAACTCGCAACGTCAACATTGACATACCACCCTTCCCCGGAATATTTGGGAATGGCGCCGTGTAACCCACCCCATGCAAAAACATGGGGAACCCCGGCAACGTCCAGGGCAAGGGTTTTGGAATAGTCCCGATTCAGCGGGTTTTTGTAGAAGTTCAACACGCTTGAATAGCGTTCAATCCGCAACGTGGGCGGAATCTCAATTTCAAATTCATCATTGTGATCCCGCTTAACGGCTCCAAGAATTTTGGCGGATAGCTGGGCCTTAGTCCGGCCTATGTCCCCAATAGGCAGATTGAACGCTTTCACAAGGGACATTTGAGCGTCAAATTCATCTTCTTTCCGTCTTAACCATACTTCAATGGTTTCTTCCACGTCATGGCGGCAATAGCTGATTGTTTCCGCCAATTCGGCTTCCGTCAAGGGTCGGTCAATGTCAAAGGGAACGGACGTTTCCTTGATAGAATGGCCCATGAACGCTTCCAGGGCTTTCAAGCTGATTGGCGGGTTGGGCATTACATCATAGTTAATAACCGGGAAATCCCGGAACATACTTGAAAACCGATAGCCGGGTTTATCGTGAACAATGATCCAATCATTCACCTTTTTGGGGTTGAATCCGCACAGAATCCCCTTCAGGATATATTGATCATAGTTCCGGCTATTGTACCCAACCCAAATATCACTTTTATGGGCATCATAGAACCGGCGCATTTCGGCGGGATCATTGACAATCACGGTTTCCTTCTGGGCGTAAATGTCGATTAGAACCACAAGCCAATCATACTTGAAAACCTCATAATCATAGAAAACTATTGAAATCACCCGCTTTCCTGAATGTTTCCGGTGAATTAGTGAAAACAGGCCCGCCACGGGAAGGCTTCACCATAGGCCCAACCGGGGGGGGGGCTTGCGCCCACACCCCCGGCCTGTTGAAAGTTAATTTTCAACGTCAAAGATTTCCACAATCTTGATGGAATTGAACTGGGAATCGTCATACTCCACGGCATATTCCAGATTGCCGTCAATGGCTTCCGCCACGTCCATAACCAGTTCGGCAAACTGCTTGTAATCGTGGAACGCCACATCCACGCCGCTTTCCAGGGTGTTCAGCCAGCCCACGGCGGACTTGATCATCCGCCCATCATCCTTGGTGCCGTAAATCACCCGGTTCATGAACAGGCGCTGGTTCTTGTACTCGCCGGACAGAATCTTGAAAGAAGCCGCCAGCATGGGCCGGTTGTCCTTCTTGGTGCCCTTGATTTCCAGGGACACAAGGCCCACTTCATACTTGCCAGCCGGAACGGTGGGGAACTCCCCGGTGCCGTTGGCGGAAGCGTTCTCCACGTCCCGCCGCAACCCTTCCAGGTCAACGGACTTGTTGATCTTGTCAAAGTCGATAGCCATAATGTAATTCCTCCTAAATTTGGTTATTTATGATAGTGCCGATTTCGCGGACACAATGGGCGATCTTTTCCCGGCTGATTCTCTTTCCCTGTAACACACCCATAATGGCTTCCGCTTCGGATTGAATATCCATGAACGCCGTTCGGTTGGAATCCAAGGTTGATTCATAGCCGGTCAAATCTGTGTCCACTTTTGCCGTGGTATAGTCAGCGGCTTCTTCCAGGCGGTTGACATGGGCTTCCAACCACTTTGCCGCATCCATGCCCATTTCCTGATCCACCAATTCCAGGAAATCCCGGAATTTGAACAGGGTATGGTTGGAACCATCCTTCAGGCTCACCACACAGGGGCAAGGGTCAATTTTCATCAGCTTTCCCCCCGCTTCTTCCGGGTGCGCCGGGGCGGGGTAGCAGAGGCCGGTTCCGGCTCCGGCTCCGGTTCGGTCTTAGGCTTGGTGGTGTTCACATCCATCATGGGCGGCGCTTCTTCCTCCGGTTTGGGGCGATCCCACAGGGGGCACTTCTCCGGCCCGCCGTCCTTGTGGCACAAACCAGCCGAATCAATAGACGGGCAAAGGGGAATTTCCGGGTTTTCCTCATGCTGTTTGAAAATGCGTTCGGCATCCGGGCAAGTGGGAAGCTGGGCCGGATCAGAATGGGACGCATCCGGCACATTCTCCGGTACAGGTGGGAAGGTGTCTGAAGGGCAATCTTCACCCTGTTCAGCGGGCGGGTTTTCCTCCTTGGGCTTCCGGCCCCGTCTGCGGCCCGTCTGCGGGGCGTTCTCCGGCGTTTCAGGCGTGGGGGGTACATCTACCTTGCCGCCCGTCTGCGGCCCGTCTGCGGGGCGCTGGGTGGCCCGCTGGTTGGCTTCCTCGTAAACCTCACAGAAGGCGGTATAGTTCAGGGGGATTTCCTTGCTCCTAACGTTCAGCCGCCCACCGCCAAAAATGACTTCAGAAGCCTTGAAAGACAAAACCCGTTCATTGTCATCAGCCACGATCCGGGCCACAAGGTCAACCATACCGGCAACCTTATTGGCAACCTTATCCTGAAGGTTGGGCTTGATGGAACTGATCTTGTCACCGCCCTTGCGGGTCAGGTCACGGGTTCGATCCTCATGGGAAATCAAAACAATGTTTTCATAGTCCAGGGCCATCAACCGTTTCAGGGTGTTCAGGAACTCGGAACGAACCATGTCCCATGCCCGGAAGGAATCATCAGATTCATGTTTCCAACCCTGCCGCTCACAGATAAACACCCGGCAAGCCTCATACACATCTTCCAAGAGGTCAACCACAATGGTTTTGAAGGTGTTCTGTTTCTTTTCCAGTTCATCCACGGTTTCCGTGAAAATCTCATAGGCCAACTTGCGCTTGGTCAGCCGGCCTTCCACGGTCACGGTGTCCCGAATGAACACATGGGGCGGAACTCCACCGGGCAACTGCCGGATATTACCATCCGTGTTCAACATCAGGGGATCAGGAAAGGCGTTGGCAAAGTAGGTCTTGCCGCTGAAGGGTGCGCCGTACACCCACACAACCTTTTTGGTTAGCGTGTTAGGGGTACGCTTGTTTTCGGGGAGAAGCATATAGTCCCATCCTTTCATACAAAATTCTTCATATTCACACCAACCACAGAAGTGATTTGGTTTCTTGGGGTAACAGGCGGCTTCCAAAAGGTGTTTGGCATCGGTCAGGAAATCCACCACTTTCAGGGGGTTATATTCCACCCGTTCCACCCACGGGGTAGCATCGGCAAGGGCTTCTTGCAAACGATCCCGGAATTGGGCCAAACTTTCCGTGTTCTTTTGCCGGATTTTCACCTTGGGGACAAAGAGGAAATAAAGGTTCCTGATCCGGCATCCGGGGTGGGTCAACTCGAACCAATACTTGTATTCGTGAAGTTGTCCGCTTTCCATGTAGCTTTTGGAATTGTTGGAATACTTGAAATCGTACAGGTCAAATTGTGTGGCCTGTTCAAACGTCAAAATACGTTCGCCATATTCATTCAAGGGTGCCAGATAGTCAATAAACCCGATAAAATCAGCGTTGCCAATGGGGACTTCAAACCGCCCCCCTGGTGGCAACAGCGCCGCCGCCTTGGGAATCATGGTTTCCAGCTTGATCACTTCGTTAATGTGTTCATCAGTCAGCACCGGGAAACTGTTTTGGTAGAACTCCACCGCCTGGGCCACGCCCTGTTCAATCCCGGTATGAAGGGCTGTCCCCAAAATCAAGGCGTTGGCGGGGTCGGTGTCCGGGATCGTGTGTAAGCGGTCAAGGTATCGCAGTTGATACTTGAAAGGGCATGAACGGAAGCAATCAATTCTGCTATGGGAACATTTGGTGGACAAGTTTTCACCACCTTTACAATTTTTTGAAATTCGGAAAATCCTTCAGGATACAGAATGAACCCAAAGCCCATGCTCCGGTTGATTTGC